CCACGACATGGGGATGCAGGAAGGCGAACGATGGATCGTCTTTCACTGTCCGGGTTGCGAGGGCGGTCATTCGATCCCTGTCACTGGGCAGCGCGGTTGGCGGTGGAACGGCTCGCTTGAATCTCCAACTGTGACACCGTCGATTCTAGTGAACCGAGGCAGCACGAACCCAACCGTTCCCGTCTGCCACTCCTATGTGACGGACGGTCGCATTCAGTTTCTTGGCGACTGCACGCACGCGCTCGCTGGCAAGACTGTGGACCTGCCTGATTGGGATGCGCTGTGAAGCGGTGGATGTATTGGCTCGTGGGCGCGATGCTCTTCGCTGCGTGCATCGCTGCCTTGCTCTCGTGGGGAATGGCGCGGGGATGGTGGTGACAGGAGGGTGGTTTTGGCCGCAAAGCTCGCAGGGTCCTCTCCGGGTGGTACGCCGGTCGCGGGTGACGGCGACCGCGCCAGATGACCTGCTACCGAGTTTTTTTGACGGACTTGACTTTACTTTTTCGAGGAGGGGCAACGTGAAGCGGACGACACTAGGAAAACAGATTGCAGCAGGTCAGCGTCTCGCGAAGATGTTAGACGCGTGGGCGGATGCGGCGCATAAAGGACAGCTGCATCGCGCGCGCATGCTTTGGTGGAATGGCCACAGGCTGCAGAAAAAGCTGAGGGTAAGTCGGCGGCGAATGGACCGCCTTATCGACGCTCTTCACCGTCGGCGCACCGACCTGACTGAAAGCGAATTGGAGCGTTTCTATGTGTTCCTCCGGGCGAGACGCGCGCTATGAAGATCCAAATGTGGAGCGTCGAGAGAATCACTCCCTACAAACGGAACCCGCGGCACAACGATGACGCCATCGCGAAAGTCGCGCAGTCGATTAAGGACTTCGGGTTTAAGCAGCCCATCGTGGTGGACAAGGATTCGGTGATCATCGTCGGCCACACGCGACTTCTCGCGGCGCTCCGGCTCGGCATGAAGGAAGTTCCGGTGCTCGTGGCCACGGACCTCAACCCGGCGCAGGTGAAGGCGTACCGGCTCGCGGACAACAGGGTTCACGAAGAAGCGGAGTGGGACGAGGAACTTCTCGCGCTGGAACTCGGCGATCTCTCGAAGCTCGGCTTCAATCTGGAGAGCACTGGATTCGACGTCGACGAAATAAACGCGCTACTCAACATCGAGCAGGGCGGTCTGCTCCCCGGCGCGGACGAGGACGCGATCCCGGAGACTCCGACGAAGCCGATCACGTTCCCAGGCGAAGTCATCGCTCTCGGAAAGCATCGGGTGATCTGTGGCGACTCCACAGATCCGTTCATCATCGAGAAGCTCTTCGCCGGTCGGAAGGCGGATGCGTGCTTCACCGATCCGCCGTACAACGTGAATTACGAGGGAGGCGCCGGGAAGATCAAGAACGACGATATGGAGGACGCGCCGTTCCGAAAGTTTTTGCTGCGCGCCTACTCCGTCATGTTCCGCGTACTGAAGGACGGCGCGGCGGTCTACGTTTGCCACGCTGACACAGAGGGTCTGAATTTTCGGAGCGCTTTCAAGGAGGCGGGGTTCAAGCTCGCCGGGTGTTTGATTTGGTGCAAGGATGCGCTCGTGCTCGGGCGGTCCGACTACCAGTGGCAGCACGAGCCGATCCTTTACGGCTGGAAGCCGACCGGCTCGCATAAATGGTACGGCGACCGGAAGGCGACGACCATCTCGGAGTTCATGCTCGAAGCTCCGCTGACGCAAGTTGAGCCGAATCTCTACCGGCTCCGGCTCGGGGATCAGTGGTACCAGATCAGCGGCGAGAAGCTGCAGGTGCAGGAACTCGAGACCACCGTGGTGAAAATCCCCCGGCCGAAACGGAACGAGGACCATCCGACGATGAAGCCGGTCGCGCTCATCGACAAGATGCTCCGCAACTCCACGAAGAAAAATGACCTCGTGTTCGACGCGTTCGGCGGGTCCGGCTCGACTCTAATCTCATGCGAGAAAATCGGCCGGCTGGCCTACCTGTGTGAACTGGAGCCGAAGTTCTGTGACGTCATCGTGAATCGATGGGAGCAGGCGACGGGGAAAAAAGCGAAGAGGGAAGGACGGCAATGAGCGAGGAAAATAATTTCGTCGGACTTCAGGTCCCGAACCGTCGCTGCTGTTTTTGCGGTGAAGGTCTGACGTGCGAGCACGGATTATGCGACGTCTGCCAGCGATGCCGCGAATGCGAGCGCGAGGAGAAGGCCAGCCGAGAGCCGGTCAAAGGCTAGTCACCCATGCCCACCGCCGACCCCGCAAAAATCGCGCAGGCGCTAAATCTAACGGTTAGCCGCGTCCACCAGCTGGTGAAGGAAGGACTTCCGAAGGAAGGCCGCGGTCAATTCGACCCCGTGAAGTGCATGCTTTGGTACATCCGGTATCTGCAGAACGCTCTCGAAAAAAAAGCCGTCCCTACACTCGATGGCGGGTTCGTCGGCGAACGCGAGGAACGCGTGCGCCTGCTCCGGGCCGACGCCGATCTCCGCGAGATGGAACTCGCGAGGGAGCGCAGCGTCACCATCACGCTGGATGTTCACGAGAAGGAACTAACCGATCTCGTGCTCACGACAAAGGCACGGATCATGGCGATCCCACCGCGGCTCGCTCCCGAACTGGTGGGCGAAACTTCGCGCGTCATGATTCAGGCGAAGCTGGAGAAGGCGTGCAAGGAGTCGCTCGCGTACCTCGCGAAGGCAGTCGACGATGGCAGAAGCCCAGACACACCAAAGCGCTCTAGCTAATCTCAGCGTGATCCGCGCGCGCATCCGCGCGCACTACGATCCGCCGCCGGACATCACCGTGTCCGAGTGGGCGATGCGGAACCGCGTCCTTCCGAAGGGGACGACCTCGAGACCTGGGCCGTTCAAGCCGGAGAAATTTCAAATCGAAATGATGGACGTGATCCTCGACCCGCTCGTTCACGAAGTGGTTATCCAGAAGAGCACGCAGGTCGGGTACAGCGATGCCGTCATAAACAACATCTGCGGCTACTTCGTCGACGCGGACCCGAAGCCGATCATGCTCGTGCAGCCGACCATCGACAACGCGAAGGACTACGGGAAAAAAAGAATCACGCCGATGATCGAATCCTGTCCGGCGCTCCGGGAGAAGATCCGTCCGCCGACCTCGCGGCGCGCGGGGAACACTCTCGCGCTGAAGGAATTTCCCGGCGGGTTCCTGAAGCTCACCGGCGCGAACTCCGGAGCGGGTCTCCGCAGCGATCCTGTCCCGGTTGTGCTCTTCGATGAGGTCGACGGCTACCCGCTCGACGTCGACGGCGAAGGCGATCCCGTGGCCATCGGCACGCGCCGCACGGACGGTTATGCGGATTGGAAAATCGTAAAGGGTTCCACGCCAGCGAAGCCGAAAGGGATCAGCGCAATCGAGCGCGACTTCCTCCGGTCCGACATGCGGCGGTTCCATGTTCGGTGTCCGCACTGCTCCGCGTCGCAGGTGCTTTGGTGGAGGGACCCGGAGACGAAGGAATACAGGCTCTTCTACTCCGTCAACGCCGATGGGCAGGTCGACGCCGCGAGCGTCGCCTACAAATGCCGCGCGTGTAAGAAGCCGATCCCCGAACGGTTCAAACAGCAAATGCTCAACGGCGGCGAGTGGATTGCCGAGTTCCCCGACCGGCCGGTGGTAGGGTTCCACATCAACGCGCTCTATTCGCCGTGGCGTGAGAACTGGTTTCAACTCGCGCAGGAGTGGCATGAGGCCAACAAGGAACAAAACCCGGAGAAGCTGAAGGCGTTCATCAATCTCCGGCTCGGCGAGACGTGGGAGGAGCAGGGCGACTCCGTCGAGGCGGTCACTCTCAAATCCCGGCTTGAGGCATACCAGGCGGAGGTCCCAGACGGTGTCGGCCTGCTCACCGCGGCCGTCGACGTTCAGGGCGACCGGCTTGAAGTGGTGGTGAAGGGTTGGGGCGACAAAGAGGAATCGTGGCTCATCGCTTACCAGCAATGCTTCGGCGATCCGGGGCAAGAGGAAGTGTGGAACGAGCTCGATGCGTTCCTGCTCTCGACATGGGATCACGCATCCGGTCAGAAAGTGAAAATCACATGCACGATGATCGACTCCGGCGGTCTGCACACAGACTCCGTCTATCGGTTCGTTCGCGCGCGCCAGCATCGGAAAATCTTCGCGCTGAAAGGCTCAAGCGAATCCGGGAAGGAAATCCTCGGGAAGTTCTCGACGAACAATGCGTACCGAATTCGGCTCTGGCTCATCGGCACCGACACAGCGAAGGACCGCATCTTCGCTCGCCTGAAAATTCCAGGCGCGGGTCCCGGCTACATGCATCTCCCGGACTTCGCCGAGGACGAGTACCTCGCGCAGCTGACCGCTGAGAAGGCGATCCGCCGGTACCGCCGCGGCAAGGGCACGATCCGCGAGTACGTGAAGACGCGCGCGCGCAACGAGGCGCTCGACTTGGAGGTCTACTCCCTCGCGG